GGAAGCCCATGTGACCCGCGTTCAGGAAGAGGATTTGCGTCTCGTGATGAAGGAGAAACGCCGCAATGTGATCTCCTCGGACACCAACCTCAACCCAAAGTGCGAAGCCTTGTATCGCGCATTGTGCGCTGAATATGGTTATGAGTTCTTTATCCGAGACATGACCAATGTGCCTATCGAAACCTGCATCGCTCAGGACGCGAAGCGTGAAGGTCCAAAGCGTGTCGGTGAAACCGTCATCCGCCGTATGGCAAAGAAGTATGGGGTTGGAGAATACGCTGAACGTGCAATCCAGTTTCCCGTTGCGGTGACTGACCCAATTCCGGTTAATTACACCAAGCCTGCTACGATCATTGTGGACCTTGACGGCACTATTGCTCGTATGGGTAAGCGTAATCCATATGATGAGGCCAACGTCTATGACGACGAGGTCCGCTGGCATGTTGTGGATGCAGTCAAGGCGCTTTATTTGTACTACGATGAGGGTTGTGGTGACGTTTACATCCATTTCCTTTCTGGTCGTACGGATGCGTGTTACGACAATACGCTTTTGTGGATTATGGAAAAGGCTGGCTTCGATTCGGATGTATATCGGATTTCTCTGTCGATGCGTAAAGCCGGCGACCAGCGCCGCGATGCTATCGTAAAGAATGAACTGTTTGACGCGGTGATCCGTGGCAAGTTCAACGTGATGGGTGTGTTTGATGACCGAGACCAGGTAATCCGCGAGTGCTGGTTGCCCAAGGGTTTGACCGTATTCAACGTCGGAGATGGGAGTATCTTCTAAATGACTAGTGAAGTGAACCGCTGGATTGTCTGGAGTGTGACGCTGGTATTTCTCATGTTGTCATTCTTCCCACAGAAGTTGGGATTGAGTGATGGAGAAATCCTGTTGAGCCAGGCAGTCGTTATTGCCGGCTTCTTTGTGAACATGTTGATTTCTGCGATGGAACGTAACAGGACCATCGTGCTGGTGAGGATGGATCCCACCGGCGAAATGGCAAAAGAGATTGATCGCGCCGTCGGTGGCAACGATGACCACGGCATAGAGTACTAACTATGAAAATCTATGTGATTCAGGAAGTCCGGCGTGGATTCTATGTGGGGCCCAAGTACAATCCGGATCACGAATGGACAATGAATATCTTCAAAGCCAAATGGTACAAGAGGCCGGGTGACGCAGCCAATGCCATCGCGTATGAAATGGGTAACACCAGTACCCGATTCATCCCGGGTGTAGAGTATTGTGTCGTGACCTACCGTGTGGATTTGAACTACGAATCCGCAAAGAAAATAGTCAAGAAAGGTTGATGTGATGCGTTTGGAAATACAGAAGTTTTTGGATGAGGGTGGTATAACCGAAGCCGGTACCCACTTCCTACAGGAGTCGTATGGCATCTATGCCAAGCGGCACCCTGAGTTTCCAAACCTGGTCCAGTTTGCGTATGACCAGATCGAGACTCCAAATGACAAGCGGGCTTCGAAAGTTGTCCGCGAGTGTCGTGGCATCATCCTAGATGAGGCCGACAACTGGAAAGTGGTTGCGTACCCATTCAATCGTTTCTTCAATGCAGATGAGCCATGTGCCGATGAGATCGACTGGAAGCACTGTCGCGTCCAGGAGAAGGTCGATGGTTCGCTGATGATCCTGTACCACTACAAGGATGATTGGCATGTCGCCACAAAGGGTTCTCCTGATGCTGGTGGTAATGTCGGTGACTTGACAATCACCTTCAGGAAGTTGTTTTGGGATTCAGCCGAGTACTTCATTGGTGGATTGTGCAAGTCGGGTTGCCTGAACACCAACTATACCTACATGGTGGAACTGACTTCTCCAGCCAACCGGATCGTGTGCGATTACACCAAGCGTGGTCCAATCGACATGGTTGATGGTGACGCAAACATCGTCCGTGACCCAACATTTATCATGGACCAGACCGGTCTTGCGATGGATGGTTCGCGTCTCACTCTAATCGGTGTGCGCGACATTTCGTCCCCAAACTACAAAGAGATTCCTGTGGATAACTTCCGGGATGACTGGCATTATGTTGTTCAGGAGTTTCCATTGCGGTCTTTGGATGATGTGGTTGCGGCTGCTGCCTGCTTGAACCCAATCGAGCAGGAGGGTTATGTTGTGGTAGATGAAAACTTCAACCGCATCAAAATCAAGTCGCCAACCTATGTGCTGATCCACCACATCAAGGATTCTTTCACGATTCGTCGCCAGATTGAACTCATCAAGGCTGGTGAGGATCCTGAAGTTCTTGCGTACTATCCTGAATACCAGGAGCAGATGTCCAACCTTCGCATTGCGATTGCGGCGTTTGCTGAGGTCGTTCAGGGTGAGTACGACCGAGTGACCGCAGAGGTTGGTCCTGATGCGACCCAGAAGGATTTCGCTTTGAAGGCGAAGGCGACCAAGTTGCCTGCTGCTTTGTTTGCGATTCGTTCTGGTCGTTGTAAGACTGCCCGCGAATTTGTGATGACGATGCCCGCGGATAAGATTGCAACCCTTATCCGCGGGAAGCATGAGGTAGAAGAATGATGAGACACGCTATCAATCATATCAACATTGGAAATATGGATCGCTTGGAAGAACGCAATCGATTTTTGGATTTCTACAATGTGGCAAAAGAATCTAACATCCCAGACAATGAGATTGTCGAGGCGTGGAACAAATACGCCAAGTTTCCAGAACAGCATGTGTGGTTGACGGTCGAGAAGAAATCAGCATGACAAAATTTACACGTTCGCTATCATTTGACGATGTTCTGCTGATACCTGGGAAGTCGTATATTCGGCACAGAGCCGATGTGGATATCAGCACGACCATATCTGGTCTCCATCTGGAAATCCCAATCGTATCAGCCAACATGTCTTCCGTCACCGGTGTGGAGATGGCTGCCTTTATGACAAAGATTGGTGGTATGGGTTTGCTCCATCGTATGTATGGAACACCAGAAGCTATGGCAGAAGATGTGAATGAAGCCTACTATTCCGCCGGCAGAACCGCAAAAGGCATCCTAGGATTTTCGTTTGGTATCGGTACAGATTGGGAGCGATGGGTTGAACTTGGTTTTGGTGCAGGAGCAAAAATCTGTTGCCTTGACGTAGCACACGCACACCATAGTGCCGTGTTGGAAGTCGTGGAAAGATTTGCAATGAGATACCCGCATAATCCAATCATCGTTGGAAATATTGCGACGAGTCTTGCTGCCAAGGAAATCCGGAATGTGTATACCAGTGCGTATCCGAATTCCATGAAACAGTTTCCAGGACAACTACTGACACTCAAAGTTGGTATTGGTGGTGGGTCTCTATGTACCACACGCATTATGACTGGTTGTGGTGTTCCTACTCTTCAGTCCATCATGGATGTCGATTCTGGTTCCGACGTTATGTATAACTACATGATAGCTGATGGTGGCATTCGGTCTTCCGGTGATATCGTCAAATCAATCGCCGCGGGTGCCGATGCGGTGATGTTGGGTAGCATATTGGCTGGTACGAGTGAAACGCCGGGTGATGTCATTGTTGGACCAGATAAGCACCTGTGCAAAGTGTATCGCGGGTCAGCATCGTTTGCGGATAAGAAGAAGCGCGGTGAGAAGCAGGTCCACATCGAAGGCACAGAGACACTTGTACCGTATAAGGGTTCTGCTGCGGATATCATTTCTGGACTCATCGATGGTCTCCGAAGTGGATGTTCCTATGTTGGGGCGGCAAATCTCAACGAACTATACACCTCGGCGGAATTCACAGAGATTACAAATAGCGGGTTGTCTGAGTCACACCCACATGGAGCACGATAATGAGATTTTTTGATCGGTTTTGGAAGAAGCAGACCCCAAAGGAAGCGCCATACCCAAAGGAGCCAAGATACACAATCAAGGAATTTGAATACCTGGATACGTTGATATGGGTCACCATGCCCGATGGTACCCCGAAGTCTTTTCCAAGACGATTCTACGCACGCCCAATACCGGCGTGGTATTCATCACCAATAGATGTACAAATCTCGGAGTTCATGACGACAAACACGGCCGTCCTTAATGTCAAGTTCGACGACGTCCATATAATGTTGCCGATGTCAGCACTCCGCGGGGTGGATGTAGGAAGTGGTGGAGTCGCAAAATTCAAAGTGTGCGGATATATGCCGGTTGGTCCAGAAATGACCGATGAGGAAGTAGCACAGTTCGAAGCGGAACAGAACGCGACTAAATAAAGTAGACTCATGTACCAAGCGTACAAGTGAGATCGTGGGGCCCCTCGAATGGCGCCCCATCGCACACAAATGAGGAGATTGATTGATGCCCATATATGAATATGAGTGTGATTGTTGCGAGATGCGGTTTGAAAAGTTTCTCCCAATGCACCGAAGAGATGAACCACTCACGCAACCGTGCCCCAATGGGTGTGAGAAATCGAATGTGACACTCCAGTGGTCCACATCAAGTATCATAGCGGATTCATTCAAGCTGGGACGAGTCAAACCGAGCGATGAATTCCGAGACAAGATTAGACGAGTAAAGAAAGCCCATCCAGGTTCCACAATCAGGGATAACTAAATAGCGATGTGAGTCCTTGCAGACATCACGGGATCACGATGGAGGGGCCAGATCGCTGGCCCCTCTTACTATTTCAACTCTGCCTATAGGAGCCGTATGGCCAAAAGAAAAGCACAAAAGAAGAGTATGAACGGGATAGACACAACTTTCAAACTGAAAGACATTTTACCAAAGACGCAATCACAACAGGACACATTTGAGGCCTGGGAAGATGATTTCCACATCCTGATGCACGGTGTGGCTGGTACAGGCAAGACCTTTATTGCCATGTACTTGGCATTCAAGAAACTGATAGAGTCCGGATGCGAACCGTACAACAACGTGGTTATTGTACGTTCCTGTGTTCAGGGACGCGAAATGGGCCACCTACCGGGCGACCCGAAGGAGAAGATGCGGGAGTATGAACTACCATATATTGGTATGGTCTCCGAACTCTTCGGCCGCGGGGATGCCTATGAGGTACTCAAGACCAAGAATAACTTGCGGTTCCTATCCACAAGTTTCTTGCGCGGTGCCACGTTTGATAACTGTATCGTGATCGCTGATGAAATCCAGAACTACAACTTTGGTGAGTTGGATACCCTGATTACTCGTGCTGGTCCGAACTGCAAGCTGATATTCTGTGGTGACTACACCCAATCGGACTTGAGGTGGGCAGATGAGCGCGATGGTCTCCAGAAGTTCTTGGATATCATCTATGCGATGGATGAGGATTTCGAATTCGTGGAATTCGGAGTCGAGGATGTCGTCCGCTCAGAGTTGGTAAAGAACTACATCAAGATGAAGATAAAGATTGACAATGAGAGGAGACCTGTAGTACAATAGTAATATGAGTGAGAAAAGCGAACAACCAGAAAAGACCGACCGTGAAGTATTTGCTGAGGAGTTCACTAAGGAGTTTACCAAGGAGTTCAACCGTGAAGTTGTGAAATCCATACTCGCCGGCAGATACGATGTGGTTGAGAATGAGGACGGCACAAAGACCTTCTGGTGTTACTAAAATATGCCCTTTGTACATGAAGAACATCAAGTACCCGACTTGGTGTGTATTGAAGATCCGACCCTTGGAAGGGTATACGTCACCCCGAATGGTGACAAGTACCCTTCCATCACCAACGTCCTGAGTATCCTCAGTAAGCGGGATATCCAGAACTGGCAGAAGCGGGTCGGACTCAAAGAAGCCAATACCATCACTCGCCGCGGGGCGAATCGTGGCACAGCCTTACATACGTTGGTTGAGAAATACCTAAAGAATGAGCCCTTTGAAGAAACCATCGGATTCAAAATCGTCAAGAAGGACCTCAACCGAATCGGTACCATCTATGCTCAGGAAGTAGCTCTGTGGAGCGATGAACTGCGAGTAGCAGGGCGCACAGATTGTATCGCGGAATATGATGGGGTCATTGCGGTAGTTGATTTCAAGACGGCAGCGAAGGTTAAACCAAAAGCATGGATCGAAGCGTATTTCCTCCAGGCCGCATTCTATGCCACCGCATGGGAAGAGAGGACTGGGATCCCGATTGAGAAAATCGTTATCATCTTCTCCAATGACGATGGGACAAGCGTAGTGTATGAAGAGTCCAAATCCAAATGGATGGATACGCTCCGCACCGTGATTGACATGTATTACAATGATGTCCGATAGAACTTTATTCCACAAAGTACTACAAGAGTGCCGACTGTACTACAAAGTACAGGTGAGACAGTACTCCAGACGTAAAAGTACTATACCCAACGGTTCCGCACATTTGTCCAAGCGTATCATATACTTGTACGTCAAGGATAAGGAAAAGTTATACAACAAACAGACGGCAGTCCTGATTCACGAATTCGGGCATATACTTGACCACACTGTACGGATGATCGTACCTATACGGCCGCCTGAGACGCCCGCCGAGATCCCGACCGACTACGGTCTGGAAATCAGAGCATGGGAGACGGGGGAGCGACACTTCCGAGCTATGGGGTTGATTCCAAAGGGGTTCAAGTCCTTTAGAAACAAGTGTTTAGCTACGTTCCCGCGTTCGGAAGATGAAGAAACTTTAATGCCAAAAGACTTGCATCCTGTGCCGCCGACTGCTATACTAGTAGAGTAATGAAGATAGACAAAGCGAAAATCGTTAGCGACCTGATGACGACCTATGGGTCCACCATCACCCGCGACCAGCTTACCGAGTACGTCACCAAGACCGGTATCAACTGGCCCTATTGGATTTCCGACCGTAAACAGCACCGCGCCGGTCGCGGGGAATACACCCTCGTGAACCTCGCCAAGGAGTTCGGTGTGGATTCCACTGGCGCCGTCGTGGCGAAGCCCGCCGCGGAAGGCGAAGTCCTCGTGGAAGACGCGACCCCCGAAATTTCCGACGCTGAACTGTTGGAAGACATCCGCGGCCGTTTCTCGTCCCTGCACCGCTTCGGTGATGCCGTCGTGGATGGCAAGCTCCGCAGCCTGATTGTCAGTGGTAACGCTGGCATCGGCAAGACCCATGCGCTGGAGACGATCCTTGACGCCGGCGCGGAAGAGTCCAAGATTGTCTTCCGCTCGGTGAAGGGCTACGTTAAGGCGACCGGTCTCTACAAGTTGATGTGGGACAACCGCCATGACAATTGCGTTATCCTGTTCGATGACGCCGACTCCATCTTCCAGGACGAGGTCGCCCTCAACCTGCTGAAATCCGCCCTGGATACGACCCGCAAGCGGACGGTCTCTTGGCTGTCTGAGCGGTCCTTCAAGGATGAGTCCGGTGACAATATCCCGGATTCCTTTGACTTCCGCGGCTGCATTATCTTTATCACCAACCTGAACTTCGACCGCATGTCCAAGAAGGATTCGCGTCTCGCCCCTCACTTCCAGGCGCTGATCTCCCGTTCCTTCTATATCGACCTCAACCTGCTGTCCGCCCGGGAAATGATGATGCGGATTGAGGATGTTCTGGCCAACACCGACATCCTCAAGTCCATGACCATCACCCAGAAGAAATCCGATTACATTCTCCTGTTCATGCGGGAGAACATGATGAGGCTTCGGGAACTGTCCCTCCGCATGGCGATCAAGTTGGGGCACATTGCCCTGGCTGCCAAGGACGAGAAGGACTTTGTGTCCATGGCGCGCACCACTTGCATGATCCGCTAGGGTCATGCAAGTGACCCATATGGAGAAAATGAAGCACATATGAAAATCACATTCACGCTAGATGAAATCAAGGCACTGGTCTCCAGAACTGTTATGGAGATCGGTGGTCCGGGTACAACTGTGATTCGGTGCTTCCGAAATCTGGAAGAGGATACGTTCGGTGTGGAATTCACGACCCGCGACGGCCTGTTGCCTGAGCGGATGGTTTCGGCTCAGGCTGGTTCTGTGGTTCCACAAATTTGGCCAGAAAAAGCATTGTACGACTACACCAAAAAAGTCATCGCAACCATACCCAGTCAGAGAATCCAACAAATCAAGGAAATTCGGACCGTCACCTCGTGCGGTCTGAAAGAGGCGACGGACTATGTGGTCCAGGTTACTGCCGGTGCCTCAATTTCATCCGCGTCTAGCAAGATACCAACATCGATAATCGAGGCTGCATACAACATGGGTAGGATTCCGTCAATCTATACCGGACCCACACCGTTCTAAATAGATGAGACGAGTACTATACGCATCGGAAGCTGAAGTGGTCGAGGCGGCGGCCTGCAAAGCCGTCCATAGGGAGTTCAAGTCTCCCCCGGTGCTCCAAAGAAAGTAGGGAAAACCATGAACCCGCACGACAAAGGCACAGAACTGAATATCATCCAATTGATTCGCACCCTGAGTCTTGGAAACTATTTGACCTTGAAGGGCCTTGTGATGGCTATTCAGGATGGAGTTCCAATCTCACAGGAGAAGATGGCTGAACTATACACCTCGTTTACCGTTTCGACTGAACAGCTTTTTGTGGTCACCGAAGTCCTGACCACCATGCTTGGAATGGATCCGGAAGTTCTTCGGTCGCCCGCGGAAATACTCGCAGCCGCCAAAGAACATGCCGAGCAATCATGCGATGTCGATGCAGAATCCCAACAAACAACTGATGGATTTGCTCAGGTTGTGCCGAGTGACGACGCCGACGCGCACCCGGACGTCAAAGAGTTGGAGCGCATGTGGCAGCTATAGCCAAATGGCGGCGTGATGTATGGTGCATGGGGAGCCTTATAAACTCCATGTTCTCCAGATTAGAGACCAGACTGGGTTCGATTCCCAGCGCCGCCACCAAATAGGAGAGTGTGATGAACAAGACAGTAATCTATGACGATGTGGATATGATTCCGCGCCAGATGGCGATTGATGCGATTGAAGCCCTCACAATACCGAGTGACCACCCATTCAGGGAACTCGGTCTTTTTGGTGGTCTGCGATTGATCTTCCTGATTGCCGTCATGCCGTTCTATTCAGTGCGTACAGCATCATTGATGACCCAGCGCGAAGCCGTGGCGGCCATCAAAAACATCAAGGTTGATTGAAGAAAGTAGGTATATTATGGAAACTCAGACATGTGATAAGTATGGAACGCCTTTGGTTCCCGGTGACACTGTGATGTATGGCACGCGGAGTAGCGGCCTGCGATTTATGGTTTTTGTCGGGATGCAAGAGGTGACACGGTGGGGGAGGATTGTACCTTGTTCCACTTTCAAGACCTGTTGTGGAACAAACAAGACATATGATTACGACTCAGAGGACAAGACCATCCTAGTCCGACCTGTGCATAAAACGGAAATGAATCTAAACAGTTGTGTCAAGGTTCCTGTGGATTTTGTTCCGGAACACATTCGTACCGTTTTGGTTGATGGTCAAGTTGGCACGGCGACCGATATCTATGATTATTGGAAGAGGTACTAGGAGATAGCATGAAGAAGTTGATTTGTGTATTGTTTTTGTTGGCAGCCTCGGCGGTTGCTCAGGATATGATGGTTATTGGAATCTTTCCACACTACGCTGTTGGTGCAGAATGGTCGTCCACAATCACAATGGATGTTGATGGTAAGGGTAAGAATTTTGCCAAACAGGATTTGACTACCTGCCACTATCGTTTGGAATTTCGAGAGAACTTCGGGAATGTGGTTCACACTGCCACATTTTCTGCCTCAGCAGATTACGAGTTCAGATCAAATCTGGTCAAATATGTTGTTCCGGATTTCGGCCACGGTTCTCTGGTGTATGGTTCTGTTACAATTTTATCTGATTGCTCCGAGAGCTATCCTATCAAAACCGGTGAGTTGGTATTCTCACAACGACTCAGCAACGGTCAAACCAACGATGGTACTGTGTTGTATCAGAGCTATCAATCCGATTCTTCCACACTTCAGGATACAACCAAATTCAGTTATGGATATGCGGCATACAATCCGGGTCCCGATGCCCGAGCCATCTTTGTGACTGTGTATGAGCAATCCAAAAAAGCAACGATTGTTAAATCTCGCCTACTGCTAACTCTGGCCGGCAGGGAACAACGGATCTTCATGGCTCAAGATTTAGTTCCAGAACTAAAAACGCCGGGTCTGTATGTTGTGGAATTCTCAGAATCACCATACACATCATTGTACGCCGCACCAATGTATCTTATGCTGAAATTCAACAAATCTGGACTTTTCAGCACAGGTGAGATGTACACATCGTTCATTTACTAGGAGGTCCAAAAGGATGAAGAAACTTAGATGCGCGTATTGTGGTAAAATGCTCACAGACAACAATATCACCGCAGAGAATGAAGAGTTTTGTGCAGACTGTTGGAAACTCATGAACGTCACCGAACTTGAAGAGAGTTCCAGCAATCCATACAATATCAAGCCGCCGAACCGCGGTTTGCTCAGAGGGTAGACACCACCCCTAAATAGTGGTGTGAGGAAAAACACAACAATGAAGAAACTTATCATTTCACTTTTCGTATCAATGGGGCTTTTGTTCGCACAGGCGCCCGTAATTAAACCGCAACCCAGCACCGCGGTGTATGGCGTCGGAGAGATTTATCTCTTCCAGACCTACAACACCCGTGATGCTTACGAATCGGCTTTTGGAGTCCAAGCGCCACCGTTCAATCCAGCCAAGCCAGCGAAACTGTGGTTTGACAAGACTGTCCAAACACCGACCGTAACCTATCAGACGCTTGACCTCGTGACTTTGAAGAATGTTACTCTGACTCTTTCCAAAGAAGATGCAGCATCCGTGAACATTCCTGGTGCGTATCGCTATGACCCGTACCTACCGAAGCCCGCGGAATGCGTCCGTTGGATTCCAGGTCTTCCGATGCCGTCAACACCGTTCGAATCTCAGATGGTATCCGAAAAGAGCGAAGCTGAAGCACTTGCCCAAGAAATTGGTGGCACATTGCGTCTGGCAACGACCGAAGGCGGAACGCTATCTGGTTTCGCTGTAAAGTGTGGAACTGGTGATACTCGCAATGTCTGGGAAGTTGTGACTCCAGCTGGATCCGACTACGCAGGCCGCTTGCTTGCTAAGAAGTACGCTTTGGGTGTCGGTTCTCCTGGTAAGTGGCAGGGTCTCGATTGGGTACCTGTAACACCTGTAACAACCACGTCCAACTATATGCGTACCCCTGTCCGTCAACTGTTGGCGAATGAGAAGTTCCTAAAGAACCCATTCGGTAATCAGATCGAGCGTACAGATATGGACCAGGCAAATGCTGGTGGTATGACTCTTGCAGATCGTGCCAAGTTGGATGAAATCCTGAAGATCGTTAAGGAAATCAAAGCGAAAGTACAGTAAAAGATGTGTGTCTGCGATGGCAAGGGTGGGTGCTTCGGCACCCACTTTTGTTTGACATTCACAGTGAGGTATGATACAATAGAAGTATGAGTATGAGCAACGGCATTGATATGTGCCAACATGCATTTATGGAAGGATACAATGCCTTCATGCGCGGGAAGAAATCATCTGATAATCCGCACAGCCCTGATGGAGAAACTCTGGTAGTTTACCAAGCATGGGATGATGGATATTGGGTCGCGTGTGATGATAGTGAAAGTGAGGATAAGTGATGAAATGGAATACACCCGTGATGGAAGTCCTTGTGGGCTCCCATGCATATGGTACCGCGCTGCCCACATCCGACAGGGATGAAATGCGTGTCCACTTTGCACCCGTCGACCATTACCTAGGTCTTGACGGTGCGAAGTCTTCCCAGAAAATTGTAGATGGTGAGGATGTTCAGGACTACGAGTTCCGACATTTTGTGAAACTGTGCCTACAGTTCAATCCAAATGTCGTCACAGCCCTTTGGGTGAAACCTCATTGCTATCTGTCCCTATCCAGTGTCGGTATCGAACTACTCAACAGGCGAGAAATGTTTTCGTCTCAGCATTGCTACGCGACCTTCCGCGGGTATGCTCAAGGTCAGAGGATGCGAATGCTCGGTCAGACAACTGGACAACTGGGTGAAAAGCGCAAGTACCTGGTCGACCAATTTGGTTACGATACCAAGTATGCGTATCATGCTGTCCGTCTACTGAGGATGTGCTCCGAGTTCCTTGAAACTGAAACCCTGAACGTCTTCCGTAAGGACGGGGCAGAACTGTACCAGATCCGAAATGGTGAGTACAATCTGGAACAAGTGGAAGAAATCATCCGGGCTGAAGATGAACGCTGTAAGGAAGCCCGCGAAAAGACCGCGCTTCCCAAAGAACCAGACTATGAGGCAATCAATAGGTTTGTGAGGCAAGCCGTGTATGAGCATGTCTCTGCATCCATGTCGTCCACAAAAAACTGGGAGTTCAAAACAGCACAATGATAGACATACTTGCCCGCAAAGATTATGGTGCAACGGTTTCATTCAAACCGTTTACCAACTACTGTATTGATATTAACACCGCGCTCAATATGGGTTTCGTATCTGAGGGTGACGATGTGATCGTGAATGTCCACGGATACAATTCTACCTATGAGAAAGTTAGGAAATCCTACACCACACTGGAAGAGAATCTTCCGCGAGTCATCAATCAACGGAACATACCCAAACAGATTGGGTTCTGGTGGCCGGCGAGTTGGTCATCCACGGTAGGTTTCATGACTGCATCCATGAGAGTTCCGAAAGCAGTCGATTACTTTTTGGAACTTCAAAAGCAGTTGCGAGAGCGAAAGTGCCGAGTGACCATCCAGGCACACAGTCTGGGCTGCCGACTGGTAACAGATGCAATCAAAGAAATGACGCCCGCGGAAGCGGATAATATCAGTAGAGCGATTCTCACGGCGCCAGCGATGGCAACTGATTACGCAAAAAACTTTGTCCAGTGGGAACGGAAACCCCCGTTGTACCACGTTATGTTTAGTCGCAAAGACCCTGTTTTGGGACTGGCCTACCGGCTTGTTCCCGCGAATTGGAAAACCCCTGCTATGGGTGCCATAGGCCCGTCAAAGTACAACATCGAAATATGCAAGCCATATGACATGAGTACAAAGGTATGGACGCATAGTGGGTACAAAGATACGGCACAACTGTACGAGTTGATGCTTGAAGGATTCGGAGAGGAAAGGAAGTAGTATATGAGGAAGTATTTCTACATGTTGGTTGTGGCACTGTGGCTCACCTTCACTATGGGCATCGCTTCAGCGGCGCCTATCGGTGTAGGGTTTGACATGCCCAACCCAAATTTGGCAGAAGGTGTCCGGATTATCCCGGAAAAATACACCGGTTTTGGGGCAGATTTGAAGTTTTTCCCTGGCAGCACATGGTCCATTTCATATGAAGATTTGGTGCGTGGTAATCAACAGACGACAGATGATGATTTCAACGATTGGCAAGGATACATCGAATGGACACTGAATGGCAACGGTATCGTAACGAGAAGTTATGACGGCGCTGGCTATGTTTTGGCTTTGGATGTTGGTCAGCCGAAGATTGTGACTCTTGGTGACACTGACCCAGCAAAGACATTTTCAACAGCAGCCCTGACAAATGGGCAAATCATTCCATTGCTCCTACGAACAAGCGTAGGCACCCAATGGTATAGCGGGAACACAAATGGTGGCATCGGTGACTCAAATAGCTTGAACTCCGACCACCGCGTCCATGCTATCATCACATGCGTATCTGGAAATTGCACTGGCGAACCGCCTGTGAATCCAACACCAGAACCGGCGACATATGCCATGATTGGTTTTGGTATGCTTGGTTTGGCTCTTTTCAAAAGAACCAAGAACACATAAATAGGACTGTTGTCGATGAAGGCAATTGAAGGTGTTTCGGACCAGGGAGCGTAACCCTGCACCTCCACCATAGAGCATGGGGGTGAATTAGTTTCGACGGGATACTGTAGAAAGCTGGAGGCATCCGAGTAGCACACTCGTTAAACAGAGCGAAACAATAAAAGCAAACGAACAATTCGCTTTTGCTGCTTAGGAATAAGTAGCGGGGTACCCGGGAGGGCCTGGCAACAGAAACCTCCCACTTTCTTTTTGGAGGTCCGATGATACAAACAATCAAATTGGTATTGTGCATCCTGGTATTTACTGTCGCGCTATCGAGTCAGAAAACGCCCACAGTCGCACAGGCCCAATCCATAGAATGTTTGGCACAAGGCATATATTTTGAAGCCGGTAACCAATCACCGGAAGGTATGCAGGCAGTCGCGTGGGTGATACTCAACCGCGGGGCAGCTTGGAATATGACGGTCTGCGATGTTGTCCACCACAAACTTGGAAATAGGTGTCAGTTCGTTTGGCACTGTGATTCGAAGAGTGACGTTTTGCCGAAACTAAAGAATGCCGAAAAGGCTCACAGATTAGCCACAGATATGATACTCAACCCAAACAAATATACGGACCCAACATATGGAGCACTATTCTTTCATGCGACATATGTCCACCCAAAGTGGAAGTCCAAAAGAAAACTCACAAGAAAGATCGGGAAACACTTGTTTTACCGATAACCGTATGTTATACTAGAAGTATGAGAGTAGAAGATAAGCCCACAATTCACGAACGATTGCGTAAGAACTCCGGTGATTTCGCAATGGAGATCGAAGATATGGTCCGACGCCGAAAGCTCGGTTACATTGAGGCGATATTGGAATACTGTGAGACGCACAACATTGATTTGTCAAGCGTAAAGGATATGGTTCAAGGCACTCTCAAGAGTAAGCTGGAAGCAGAGGCCGAATCTCTCCACTTTCTCCCGAGGAGATCAAAGTTACCGATATGAGTGGACTTAGAGCATACCAAATATATCTCGCACTAAAGCTCCACTTCACCAGTGAGAAGTACGATTTCTTCAAATATGGTGCGATGACCAAGGTGAGTGCAGAGAGTTTTTCCGCTCGGCGTGATAAGTACTTTTTCGAGAAAGTCTCCAAAAACTTATCCGAAGAAAACCTTATTCAGTTCTTTGTCGCCAATTTTGTAGTCAATCCAAAGATATGGGTCGGCTCCATGAATGATGAGAACTATGCTGAATGGAAACGAAAAACTGATGCGCTGGAATATAACTTCAAACAAGACTGCAAGCGATTAGCCAATATGGTCGATGGTCGTGGATTAGAGGTTTTTACACATTCAGGTGAATGGGGTAAACCGATCTTCATGACGGCTGTATTGGAAGGTGACATGTCACCAGAAACATTCCTCATATTCGAATCTGAGTTGTGTTTACTTGACCATTTTGCAAAGGCTTTCCCTGATGACCTCGTATGGGCAAGCAAAGCCTTCAACCTGAAGAAATACAAACCGTTTATCCTCCAACTCATCCAGGACGATTCCGCTAAATATAGGAGAATCATTCGGGAGGTACTGTTGAGCGATGACGATTAAAGACACGAACGACCCTATCCAACTCAAGAAATACATCCGCCACGTTGTCGAGAAGTACCATACCCTGGCGAGTAACTACATTGACGTTCAGGATACCATTTTGACTGTAACAGCCGCAAATGCTTGCCTAAAACTGGATATAGCAGAACTGAAAGATAGCAATGCCAAGTTTGTGGAAGAAATCAAAAACCTCTACCGATCAATGGGTAAAAATGATGGACGAGTTGAAGATACCGCGACGAATTTTCTTGACACAATGACGGCAGATATGCTATCATTGAAGAATAGAGGAGAACTAAATAATCCTCAGATGAACTTATTTGATGCGACTAGTGAGAGTGATGCGCTTCTAATAGAATTCAATGAAGTGGATTTACACAATCCCGATGTGAAAAAGTATGGATGCGTGGACAAAGAAATACAGACTAAACAGTAATACAGGAGATACAGACATATATGGCAACCTCATTTTCTTCCCTAAAGAAGAATTCCAGTTCTTTCTTGGATAAGATCAAGACCGAATCGGAGAAACTCTCTTCCAAACAGAGTTACGACGATCCGAGATTCTGGGAACCGGAAGTAGACCCAAAGACAGGCAACGGCTCAGCAATCATCCGTTTCCTCCCACCCACCGAATCAGAAGATGTTCCTTGGACCCGTGTGTTCAGGCACTCATTCCAAGGTCCCACAGGCAAATGGTATATTGAAAACTGCTTGACGACCATCGGGCAAGACTGCCCAGTGTGCGAAGCAAACAACAAACTGTGGAATACCAACATCGATTCAAACAAGGAAATCGTCAGGAAGCGCAAGCGCCAATTGACCTACATTTCTAACATCTACATCGTATCTGACCCCAACAGACGCGACAATGAAGGCAAGATTTTCCTTTTCAAGTATGGAAAGAAGATTTTTGACAAGATCAACAATCTCCTTCACCCAGAATTTGATGACGAAGTTCCTACGAACCCGTTTGACTTCTGGAACGGCTGCAATTTCCGCCTGAAGATCCGCAAGGTCGAAGGCTACCGTAACTATGACAAGTCCGAATTCGACAAGCCGTCCCAGTTGCTTGACGATGAGCAGGAATTGGCGAAGATTTACGAAAGCCTGATTCCGTTGAGCGAATTCACATCCGCCGCACAGTTCAAGCCTTATGACAAGTTGGCCGAGCAGTTTGGGAAGATTTGGCACTCAACCCAGGTGATTGGCTCAGCAGAAGATGAGGAGTTGAGCGATGGTGAGGAAGAGACGCCGAGACCAAAGCGTTCGGTTTCTCCTAAGCCGACTCGCAAGCCTGTAGCGACCAAGAAGGATGACGACGATGACGTTCCGTGGGATTCCAAGGGCAACAAAAAGACCGAAGAGGAAGACACCGACGAGGGTGATGCCCTCGCACGTTTCCGCAAACTCGCACAAGATGATTAGCCCGTAAATCGGGATTGTGTAAAGAGAGGCCGTAATCCTTCGGGGTTGCGGCCTCTTTCAGTTTATGAGCGGGAGTTGCGGGATGCTAATGTTTCCCTATTGGAACTGGTGTTCCTTGGTGCGATTGGCAATTGAACAGCATTACTCTGGGATGTGCTATTCTGCGAAATGACAATCGGTGCTTGTTGCGGTTGTGGTTTTGGTGCACTGATTGGTTGTAGAGAATTTGCCAAAGATTCACCGCGCACTGTAGCAGATGGTACAGCAGCCAGCTGTGGAACAGGTGCTGATACCGGTTCCGCTTTTTGGATTGCCTTTTCGATATTGGACTGCTTTGAAATCTTGACCAGAGTATTTTCATAGTTCCGATCGGTCGCATATCCAGCTTTGGCTATTCCTCTCATCAAACCTTCAGCATCACCAGTTTTCTTGTACTGTTCAAATGCCGGTCTATATCTAGGAGATTGTGTGATGAGAGCGATCTTATCTTTGATGGCATCCTCAAGCGAATCATAAGAAGCAAATTCCCTCTTCATACGAATCTTCATTTTACCAGACCACTTATCTGGTAGAGGTTTGCCGTCCATCGTTGTTGCAGTCTCACGTTCCTTTTGTGGGAACTGTCGCAATTGAGCCGAAGTAATATCCTCGGTAGTTCCAACCATCTTGAACTTTTTGGCATTCTTACTTGCAGCTTTGGTGATACCAAAATAGTTGTAGTCACCTGTCACCTTTTGTCCCCAACCACTCTCGGTTGCGAACTGAGTCAATATGACTTTAGCAGGATATCCAGTTAATTTCTCCATCTTTACAGCAGCTTTTGCCATTTGATCGAGTGATACTGTCTTGGCTGCATTGAAACTTTCACCAGCAGCTTTGTAAAGATTATCCACACCATTTGATGCCATTGTAGCAACTTGTTTTGCCGTCTCAAGTGTCTGTTGTACTGGTTGGCTCTGTAATGCTGGAACAATAGCTGCCACAGTATTCGCAGCAGGTTGAGAAATGGCTCCAGAAATCTTTGCAGCCGTCTCTTTTACTTGTGGTGTTATCTTCTCCACACCAGCCTGCATTTGCTTACCGTATTTGCTATTCTGCATGAACGATGAGCTAACATCTCCAACGTACTTTTTGGTACTTGTGGCCGCTTCGGTAACAGCACCCCAACCCTTTTCAGCCAGACTCTTCATCTTATCAACCATCTTAGATGGGTCTTTCATTATGTCCCACAGGTTCTTTGCCATATTGATGAAGAAGTCACCGATGCCAGCCATGATATTTCCGAATCCAGATAGAGCACCCATGATAGCATTCTTTACGGTATCCAACATTGATGGAATCTTTTCACCCAACCAGTTCATAGATGTGACGATTGTATCCACTACAGCATCAAAGGTTGTTGCAAGCGCCTTACCCACGTTATCGGCAGAGAATGTCTCTTTCATTATCCGAACAACATTGTCAGTCGTCTCAGAAATCCATGCACCAAACTTAGTTCCAAACTCATCCGCAAATTTGGCGATCTTTTCACCACCAAAGTATCCAGTGATTGCTCCAATAATACCACCGATGATACCACCGATGAGCGTACCCACAACAGGAACAGCAGACCCAACAGATGCACCCAACGCAGCCCACTTACCTGCATTGACGAACATATTGAGTATCTTATTATCGAACGTACCACCTATTGCTCCACCTATTGCAGCACTTACCTTTGATACATTCCAATCATCCGACTTGAACATACCCATAACAGCATCAAGAACAAATCCAACCATAGAGGCTGCCAATTTGCCACCGGTTGTCGCAAGCGCCTTACCCATGGCACCCATACCAGGCAACTTGCTCCCCATTGTTTCCAATCCAGCTAATATTGGAGCGATTCCTTTTTGAACTAACTTAGCAGCAGGTTTCAGTATTCCGCCAGCAGCGGCCGCAGCACCTTGGACGAGTTTACCACCACCTCTCACTGCCAGTTCAGCACCCTTACCTGCTACCCTAATAGCAGTAGGTGCCGCGGCCGTCAAATCATGAATCTTATCAGCTAATCCAGCACCGAGTTTCTTCTTTGGTGCGATTCTCTCTGGTTCATTTTGTTCTTGTTGAACCTCAAGACTCGCACCCAGTTTATCGCTGATATCTTCCAACAAACCAATCATCCGATTTTCACGCATCACCCGCTCATCATTATCTTCCTCTTGCTTCTTCATCAAGGTTTCAAACTGGGCGCGCATGTCATCGGACACAGCCTCAGGCGCATTACTAATCATTGATGCCATTAGAGGGAAAGATGTAGCGATGCCTGACACAGCCGATTGGGCCGCAGCATCATTATCACCGACTGAAGTACTGTTGGCGTTCAGTAGTGTTTGAACAATATTTCCGACATGTTGCCCGAGGATTTGGTTTGTTTTGTTGTCTAATGGCATATGACGTTACTCTTTATCTTCGACTTTTGGAACAGGTGGTGGTTGGGGTGTAGGATTTCTATGGACTTCTCCCTTCAGTAATCCCAATAGAGCACCAAGTACCAAGAAATATGATTCCTTGAGAATAGGTCCCCATCCCATAACGATACACACCAATAATATATTGTGGAGAATGAACAATAGAAACATCGACCCACCGTCCGTGGACCATGTGGATAGAAATGTTTTCCAGTTCTTCATTATTGTCTTCCTTCTGCCTGCTTCTTTGCTTCTATGTATTGTTCCATTAGTATAATGTTGGCATCACGTTCCCAGGGCAACATACGTTCCAATTCAGTCAATGAGAAGTGGAAGTTCTGTATGATGTGAAAATTGGTTGCCATATAGTTGCCCAGAGTATCATATCCGAAAATTATGCGAAAAAACTGTATAGCCCTTCCAGAACCATATCATGAGTGTATCCGCATTTGTTACATGTGAATTGGAACTTATGCTCGATCTTCGGCAAACTTTCCAACCAATCAGTGATCTTTTTGAACTGGTCAATGGATAACGCCATCAAGAACCGTTCAATCTCTTCAGGTGTTTCTTTCTTTGTGTCATATATGGATGTTGAATCGTAGATCGCGGTGATACATTCTCCAATCATCTTGTATGAACCCTTTGCGGTTCTCAATTCGGTAAGAGGATGCTTAGCCAACATACCGACATTCGGAGCCTTCATAATCACACCGACTTCACCCAGCTTATCATCTTCATATAGGGGAACTTTCGAATCGGGTACAACACCAGATACTTCGACAGTATCAATATCCACATTGCAATGGACTTCATTACCACAAACCTTTTCACCGACCACATTCTTACATAGGTAAGTCAGTTCAACAATGTTTGCAACACTCTTTGACCTCAAGCGAAGCATGATGAACTCAAGGTCGATCATTGTTAGCGAATCGACATTGAATGGTTTTGTGATGACGCAATTGGACACGATTTGCTTGATGGTATTTGTGATTTCATTTACATCGTCTCCTTCCATGGCCATCATAATCAGGGTTTGTTCGCCAGTCAGATATGGACGATACTTGATAGTTTCTCCAGACGACGGCAGTTTCAGTTCATAAATCGGAAACGATTTTACAGGTAGTGGCATTATATCTCCTTACTAGTCAAGATCATTATTTTTCAACAGACTTCCAACAGCCATTCCAACAGTATCATATGCTTTCAAGTTGAACCATTGTTTGAATGCCAGATTTACATTAACACGCGCGGTGCCTTCATCACCATAACCCAGTTCAATAGAACTGACAGATTGTGGCCAGGCATCCACAAGACGAACACCATATTTGAACTTACCAGCAACACTATACATTCGAATGATGACCTCGGTGGTATATTCGTCTGGATAGTTGTAGTTATTGGTGATTGGGTCTTTCACAGAATACTGCCATGCATCAAAGAAGTAGCGTTCCTTCATATCAGCACCACACAGAAACGTGAATGACATTTCATCAAAGTTTTGGTCGTATGGATGTTTGGAATGTGGTCCATATATCTTGCGCTCAGTGGTTGCAAATGTAGCGCCCGGCAGAGAACAAGTATCACAGAATACTTCCAGATTATCCACAATACCGATTGGGTTCACACCAAACATTGCATAGTATCTCGCGGCATATGCAGAGTCAAATAGATTGACGCCTGATAGTATGCTCAGGAAGTTGTTCATTACTCCACTGACAAGTGGAGCGGCAATGGTGACTTTGTACCGATTGGTACGAGACAGGCCACCTTCTTTGTTTATCTTTGCTATGAAATTGGCTGGTTGCATTTTAGGATACCTGTTGGTCGGAATCTTTCCACACCTTGCGGGCTTTCTCTTTTTGGAACATTTCGACTGGGAGAAATATTGCTACACTCCAGTCCTGCGGTTCAACCTTCAATAGGTTTGATTGAACCTGAAGCGATAGATAACGCTTGATACATGGTTTGAATGGACCATAACGAGACGCTGATGTGAGTAGTTTGTACGACATTATCAGGCGCGTCTTTTCATCAATGCCTTTTGTGTTCCGAAAGTCCATTAGCTTATCAAGGAACTTGGCTCGCGTCAACGGGCTCAGGTAGTGTAGATTCAACCCCAGAAATCCATCATTGTATATCTCAATCGGAATCACCAGAGGAAAACGGTCCCAGTATTGCAACGTCTTGTCGTGCAGAGCCTCATAGAAAAACATGTACATGCTGCCAATTTCCAGTTTAGTATTTGATGGAGCATTGGCGACCAGTGCGCGACGATTGATACCAACAGCAGCCTTAGCTTGCCGCTGCAACCACAATATGCTATTGGATGTCTTAGATTTGAGCAGTCCCGATGCCATGTTCTTTCGAAACGTGTCAAACAGGGATTCTGCTACTGTGGTTTTGGTGATATTTACAGGCATCGCATACTTATTTAGATGACTTACCGCGACGATTTGGTTGGTCGGGCTTCAGTTCATGTTCCGTCAATATCTGGAAACGCCATCCCCGCTCCTCACATACCTTCTGGGCTGCTTCCCATTTGAGGCGATTCTTTATGTAGATCATTTCGCGTAACATCATCCCGCGGTTTCGTACTCGACCTTCGCTCTTTGGTGGTTGAGTCTCCTTATATGGCTTGACTTCAATCAGCATGGTCTCCACTTTTCCATTAGCCTGCCGAATCTCAGCCAGAAAATCTGGAAAATACCTGTGGCGTTTACCATCTTCACCGATATATGGAATCACAACTTCTTCGCTGCTCCACTTCAATACATTGTCAGACCGGTCCAGATACACCATGACCTTGCGCTCCCACAGAGAGCGATAGGTGATAGATGTCCAATCTCCATCGTACTTGTCCTTATTAGTAGGCGTGAATTTTCCCTTGTATGACATATAAATACTATTTAGGACACCACACAAACAACCATGGCATCACAAATCATCTCAAGGCTTCGCGGGGCATACGGTAACGGGGCAGCCGGTATCGGGTCCAACGGCTACATCTACAAGAACCTGACCTTCCCGCAGGAACTAGATTCATTTGCATCTGGTCAATCCCATATGGCAGTCTTCCATATCTGGGAAAGAAAGATGAGCGAAATGAAGAATGGATTATACACGCAAAGGACACGAAACAATATCGCCACGCGGGCCATGTCATCTTCGGATCCTCGCAGCGGAACATCAATCATGTCGGGTGTCCAATCTGCCGCGAATGCAATGAAAAAGACCGGTAATCCAATTTTGGATGCCGGCATCGACAAACTACAACAGGGTGTCCAAGAAATCTCACCCACAGTATCCGAAGTAGAGAAGAAAATGAATGAGGGTGGAAGTGGGACCAAAGAGTTACAACAGACGATATGTTTGTATATGCCACTCGCATATACGTCCCAGCACTCCACAAGTTGGAATGTGACCGACCTCCCTATTAAGAACTGGTTATCAGCAAAGTCTCTCACCGATCTCGCAAAGCAGGGTGGTTTATCTTTACTTGAAGGTGCGATTGAATGGATGAATCCCGTTTTCTCCACTCTCACCGGCACAGATTTGGAAAAGGTTCTTCAATCAGGTTTCGGTGTCGTGAGAAACCCATGGCAGGAACAGCTATTCGAGCGCGTCAACTTTAGGACCTTCTCATTCAACTTCGCGTTCCGCCCACGCAATGAGAAAGAATCCATGACGATTCGAAACATTGTCCAGACATTCAAATACCATATGCACCCCGAAGTGGCTGTGAATATGGCAAACAGATATTGGATTTATCCTTCAGAGTTCACCATCGAGTTCTGGGCAAACGGTAGCCAAAATGAAATGCTCAACCATATCGGGGCGTGTGTACTCACCAACATGTCAATCAACTATGCGGATGCCGGAACATACGCAGCCCATAGAGAGAATGCACTCGGCGCTCCGCCAGCAGCAATTGGATTATCTCTTGATTTCACCGAAGTCGAACTGGTCACAAAAAACTCAATCATCGCCAACTGGTCCGGAACATCGACCAGCGGAACTCAGTCCGAGATTGAAGATTTCCATCCACTACGAGTAGACTAATATGCCATCCATCAAACCATATTTCGACATTCATCCAACTATTGGATATACCTTCACACCCGATGGCTCATCCGTCACAGTGGTCACAGACATCATCAACCGCCGGGCTGCCTTCCGAAAGATCGTGATGGACTATTCCGTCGCGTTCTATGATGTGACGATCACTGAAGCAGAGTCCACTCCTGAGATACTGTCCTCCAAGTTATATGGGTCTCCACAGTATCACTACATTCTTCTACTCGCCAACAATATCCAGAATGTGTACACGGAATGGCCTCTACCGTCTGCAACATTTTTCCGATATTTGCAGAAAAAATACGGAACCGACCTTTCCATAATTCAAAAAATCGATTGGACGATGGATGAATTATCGGAAATTCCGTGTCCCGTGCATTCCTTCTATACCTATAATGGTCGGCAAATTGATTTTTCGACGTATGAGGACCAATTTACCAATAATCCGACCGACACCAAACCAACATATACCACATTTTATGAGTATGAAAATACGACCAATGATGCCAAGCGCAAAATAGTGGTTCCACGCCCTGTCTACATCTCCAGAATACACAATGAGCTATACAACCTGATGGCCACCAATTCATTCTAATGTCTACAAAAGCAACAACTTCCTTTGAATTATCACGCCTCCAGCTGATCTCTCTAGCCACTGGAGATTCGATTGATATACGACTCGTTACACTAGAACTCAACGTGTACGAGGACCTATTCTCGAATGTGGTCACCGGCGATCTCACAATATCAGATTCCAACAATCTTATTTCCAATTTTCCAATCTATGGATACGAGTGGCTGGAAATTACGTTCAAATCCCCTATGGACGGGGCGATGTATGCCAAGACCTGTAGAGTCACCAATGTGTCCAATGTTACTCCTGTGAAAGAGAGAAACAATGTGTATGTGGTCCAATTCTCTTCCACCGTCGATCTCACCAATGAAGGGGTCTCCGTATCCCGCGCATATGTCCAACAGCCTATATCGACTATAGTAGCCTCTATTGCCAGAACATATCTAGGTATTACCAACTTTGCTATATTAGAGCCTACCAAGTATCTCCATGACTATGTGATACCCACCATGGATCCTCTGACAGCCATCAACTTCCTTTCCACCAGAGCAGTCTCCACATCCCGCAATGGAGCATTCTATATGTTCTATGAGAACCGCAATGGTTTCAACTTCTGGTCATTGGAATCAGCAGTCTCCCAGCCACCGGTAAGGATACTCCAGCTCCAGCCAGCGAACATCCGCAATAACCCACAGCGGAATATAGAGGATGATGCGGACTCCAGATCCATCCAAGACTATGCATTCGAGACACTACCAGATATACTCACCAATACTTCCGTGGGTATGTATGGGGCCCGTCTGATAGCCCATAGTATCACCCAGAAGATATACAGGATCCATGATTTCGACTATGTGAAAACCTATCCATCCTTCAAGCATACAGAGCCAGTGATCCGCAAAGATTCCGTCGCGACCTCCAACAATGCCTATACAAGACTCGGAGGACCTGGATTAACTTCTCCAGAATCCCTAGTGCGCCTGATGCCATTTGATGAGGATAAGCCAATCACCACGCTATCACTCACCGCAGGGAAGCCGTTATCTGCAACCACATATCCTACACTACCACAATATACAGAAGCAGCTAAACAATCTATGCCCGGTGATGCAGGGAAAACTCCAAGATCCCCAAAGACCATAAGATCCTCGAGAATATCCACTGTACAGAATGGTCCAACAATACCGCAGCCTACTCCACCAACATTGACACCAAAGGCTTTCACAAGTTCTCCAACAACCACAGTACAATCAAATACGACTAGTGGATATACTTTTACATCAAGACAGAAAGTGGAAAGATGGTTACTCCAGAGAGACAGTCAACGTCAAGCAATGTTTGAGAACATTAGATTTACTGCAACGATCCCAGGGACTGTTGATGTTACTGTTGGGGATATTGTAGAGATACGATTGCCTTCTGTTGAGCCAGTGACCAAAGAGAATCCTCAAAAGTTGGATAAGTATTACAGCGGTAACTACTTAGTGGCCAATGTAAGACATCGAATAGCACAGGCCGACAATGCATTCTTCACAATATTAGAGTGCGTGAAGGATAGCGTGTATACAGCATATCCCCTATAATTCACCAAGAAAAAAGTGGTTTTGGATCGCCCATAATCCACCAAGAAAAAAGTGGATTTGGTCCTCGCATAATTTTTCAGGTCAGCACATACTAACCATACTCTTTTCATGGAGTTCCAAAAATCCCGCTAAAATTAGTGAATGTTCCAAGTTTCCACATTAGCGACATTTATGTATCGTATGGGCCTGTGTGGATTACATAGTGGAGGAGGTTCCGCAAAAACCTCTTAGTACAAAAGTACTACCACGGTATGTGGCAGTACCAGGTACCGAACTCGACCATCCTATCGTACACCCACCAGACCACAGGGCCCAGGAGGTACTTGCCAACAAAGTAGGCCACCACGAATATGGCCACGTGGTACAGGGGTCCGTGCTTCTTTACAGCCATATGTCCATCACCTTGGCCAGGCCGGCGCACAGTAAGTATACCACAGGGTACACTAACATACCGACAAGGGCCGAGGAGAGGGTATTCTCCTGTTCAGTAGTATGATACAGGCGTTTCATATAGACCCAGGCAAGCCTGAGGAAGATGGCCACTGTTATTAACAGGGCCCAATTCTGGTATGTATTCATTTGTGTTATGATCCTAGATATTTGTCCAGTGCACCCAGTAATCGGTATGCGATATATCCAACAACACCGACACCGACACACCAGAGGGCAATAGTGGCCACAATAGTCACCTTTACCATACTCTGGATCTTGTCATGCCGATCCTGCATCTTTTGCCAACGCGAATCGAAATCATTCATTGTTACATAAGTCCTTTCGTTTGTTGGGGATGCGATCACATCCCGCTGAAAAACCCTGGCGGTGTTTTGCCCTCCCGGGCGATAAACTCAATGGCCTCAACAGCTTCCGCGACGGTGTCCCACCCGGCCTGACCGCAGAACTGGTCATCCTCGTTATTGCACATATAGCAGAGGAAGTTATCTTCCGCCACTGTATACTCATCTTCCGCGGGATCAAGATATCCCTGGACGGTCGCATAGGGGGCGCCGTACTGGTCGAGGGCTATCTTATAGGTAACAAAGGTGTTAGCCCCGTCATCCGTGACAATCGGGGGATTGCAGTCTACCCAAGTCAATTTAGCTTTCTCTATCATGGTACAAGTATAACAGAATCAATGGGATGAGTCAAGGTATTTGGTATTAAAGTTCCTTAATGTTGGGTGATATATTTTCGGGCAGGTCCGGATTACACTCACCAGTTTCCCGTGATCCCGTGTGGTCAGTATTGTTCCTTTCTTATGGTACCAGTATAGCTGGGATGGGAGGTGGAGTCAAGGAAAATCCACCTCCGACTACATTAAACTTTGTTAACCTTCCGGGAACAGTTCAGGGTGGGTCGCTTCGAACTCAATCTGGGCATCGCGGTAGCCCATCTCCCACATTTCCGCAGCATGTTCATACATGAAGGGGCACTGGGACTCTTCCAGACCCGCCATGTAATCATTCATGCCGCGCTCATAGCAGGAGCGGGTGTAATCATTGACCTTGTTGTTTTCCATATTACTCTCCGATACCATACGACAGGGTGAAGGTGACGGTCTTGGCCGCAGGGTCGATTGATTCGACCCGCACGGAGCAGGAGCCGTAGGACGAACCGGCGATGGAGCCCGGCTTGCTGTACTTGCGGTGGATCGCGTTGGAGATCGCGTAGGGGTTGTCCGCGGGGACCTCACCGATGTAAGGGGCGACGAAGGTGACCTCGTCAGCCCAGGCGGCCATGTGGGTCTTAACCTTCTCCATCTTGGAGAGCAGGATGTACCCGTTTGCTTTGGCTTTCATACTTAAAGTATAGCACAACCACAGGGAGAGTCAAGGAAATAATCCAACTATTTCACTTTAGTACCTTAGTACTATGGTACCGTGGAAGGGCTCAGGACGATTTGGGGTATGGTGGACCATCACCGAGGAACACAAAACCCCTTGGCGCCCCCTCCAGAGCCCCGAATTCGGTATTGTGGGGTGGTGGATCCGCTGTAGGACGTGGATTTCAGGGCTCTGGAGGGGGCGCCACGCGATCCTGGACAGTGGGTTGAGGGGCAACCATAGGTAGATTGGGAGCTTATACTATACCCGCAGGTACATAAGTAGCCCTAATACTAAGGTTGCGGGCAGGTCCGGATTACACTCACCAGTTTCCCGTGATCCCTTAGGTGTTTGGTTGTTCCTTTCTTATGGTACCAGTATAGGGGATCCTGGTACCCGTTGTCAAGGGAAATTCCATTAAAGTTCCTTAACGGCTGCCGAGCCATTCCCTCCAGGCCTGGAGGACCAGGGCCTCCTGCTCGGTGTCGAATTCCTCGTCCGGGAGGGCGTTCCAGCTGTCCGCGATCCAATTGCCATCATCGTGCGTCCAGTTGAAGAACGCTTTGGAGATCATCTGGTCAGCGGTGCCCTTGGTGCAGTTCAGAGCCGACTTGGAATCCGATATGATCTCATCCGCCTGGGCTGCGGTGATCCCGCGGAAGTTCGCCGTGTGGCTGTTGAGCCCGTCCATATGGACGTACTTGATAACGAGGTCACCGAGAATCATGAGATTACATTGCCTCCTTCAGGCCGTGCAGCTGGCGGCGATGGAGCCGCGCTTCCTCTTCCGACTGTTCGAACCCGTTCATCCAGGCGTCCCACAGGTACGCGGTCTCACCGTCATCCTTGAAGGGGCACGTGGAAATCGACTGGTAGAACTGGTGGGCATCGTAGCCCGCATCATAGGCGGCGTTGATACGCTGTTGGCGGACTGCTTTCTCTCTTACTGTCATACTCTAAGTATAGCACAGTGGCATCCAATGTCAAGGGGCTTCGCCATTAAACTTTGTTCATAAAAGAGCATCGGGCACCCCAGGTGATCTGTGGTGCCCGCAATGTGTACCTTTCCTGTTTTATCCCATTTAGTGGGTCCCAGGGTGCCCTCCCGAAGTGGAGGATCCAGGCGGACAGTTATGAGCTTATGACTGACCGACGATTACCAGCTTAACTGTTCAGCGGCAGCGCGGGCGCCGTCAGCCCACAGGCGGCCATAGATGGATGACGGGGGATAGGGGTTCTTGGCGCGGTTGCCCTTGGTCATGGTGTCCTCGTAGCCCTGGGCTTCAAAGTCACCCTGTTCATCGACGGTCAGGACATCGTTATCGTAAAGGTTGGTCATCATGTTAGTAGTATCTCATGGATCTGGATGGTTGTCAAGGCTATCTTTCGATAGCCCGGGCGCGGAGTTCTTTGAGGTCGGCAAGGATCATAATGACCCAGGACATTGAATGGCGAAGCCCGTTGCCCTCGGCACTGTGTAGGAGGACTTGCTTCTGCTGGGACAGGATCGAAGCCTTGATGTCCTCGTACCGGGCGATCATACAATCAAGGGATTGCACGGGACCCATGGTGGCGGCGATGGCGTTCTTTTCTTTCTTTGTCATGACTCTAGTATAGCACAGTGGCGGCAGGTGTCAAGGGAAATTTTGGATTTATTTCATGAAGAAACCGGCAGCGAAGGCCGCCACCAGCGCCAGGATCACGCCTAAGGCGTATCCTGACATGGTGAGGCGATAGGCAAAACGATCAATTCCGCGTTTCATGGGGGCTCCTATGCTGCCTTGCGGGCAGCGTCCTCTTCCATCACCTTGAGCAGCTGGCCGGCATACTTGGCGATTGCCGGGGCTCCACGCCACATCCGGACGCGACCGGTGAACCCCTCGGTCCGAACGCCGCAGTAGGCGAGTTGTTTCGGGCTGAGGGTCCGCGTGGGGAACTGAAGGACATACTTGGCGAACCGGGTGAACATGAAGGCATCCGCGGGGGTGAAGCCGCGACCATTGAGGTTCCGAGTCTGGTCGGACGCTTGCTCGGAGGCGGTCTGGCGCTCATACAGGCGGACCAGGGCGCGACGGACGAACCGCTCATCGGTGGACAGCTTGGCGCGGAGGGCTTCCTCGGTCCATTTGGTAGTTACTGTGGCTTTCATACTTCTATCATCTCATGGACAGGGGAGATAGTCAAGAGGTTTCTCCAACTATTTCCCCTTAGTACTTTGGTACTGGTTAGCTCATCCAGGAGGCGAGTTGTGCCTTCCGGAGCTTGGTCCGCATGATGCGCGTGGAACGCTGGTCGCGGAGCATGTTGGCATTTTCCGCGCCCTTCATGTAGAGGTCCACGTACTTCTGGAGACGCTCAAGGTTCTGGTTGTTGAGGTATACCTTGACGGTCTTGACCACGTGCGGCCCCTGACCGACGCGGTACATTTTCTCATCCTCAATCCCGATGCCGTACGCACGGCCCTTGGAGTTGATGGAGAGGGTGGTCATGACCCACAGGTCAGCGCGCCTCAGGGACTTGACAAGGTAGAAGGTGAGGATTGTGGGGAGGTAGGGGTTGTTGGGGTCGCGCTTCAGGCCGACCTTGAAATCATACTCCGTGTCCGACTTGCGGACGCCCTTGGGGAGGCTGTCGGTGGAGATCGTGGGTGCGTTGGCTCTTTTCATTACTCTTCCAGTATAGCGTGGATTGGATGACAGGTCAAGGGCTTCGCTGATTAAAGTCCCTTAATGTATACACAACTGTACTTGTCGTAGGTCACCTTCAGTCCGATGACCTTGGTGGCGAGCTCCAGGATACGTTTCTCAGCGTAGGTCAGGTCGCCCACATGAATCCCCTCCAGGACATTGATAATATCCACAATGGCGCTGCGGTCGATCAGCATGGGGGCGGGTTTCTTGGTTGCTTTCTTCATACTTCTATGATCTCATGGATTGGAGTTGGTGTCAAGGGAAATCTCCATTAAAATCCCTTCACCAAAACCAGTTGTGGGCGCCAATCCGATAGGGAAGGCGCCCACCTCTCAGGTAGTACTATGTCCTGGTGAGTACTGGTTAGACGTTGGCGGGCACCGCCTGGACATCGTTGATGGTGAAGGTGGAGAAGCCTTTCTTGGCTTTCTTGCGGGCGGCAACGAACGCTTCCAGGGCAGCTTCCGGGGACTTGAACTTGCCGGGGATCACGACGGACTTGACGGCGTAGGACAACTTGGACGGGTTCGCCTTGGGCGCCTTCACAGTCGGCTCGGTTGCGGTCGGCACGGTGTACTTGCCCGTCTCCACAGCGTAGCCATGCTTGTGGTCGGTGATCCAGTAGGGCCACTTGATGGCGCCGGCGTTGACCAGTTCGAGGATCTGGGCGCGGGTGACGATACCGGGGTTCTTGAAGGTCTTGTTGATAAGGTTGATGGTCGAAATCTGCTTGTTGGTCATGGTGTTACTCTCTTATTCTCTCATGGATTCTGGTTGAAGTCAAGGCTATCTTTAGATAGCCGGGGTCATTGGGTAGAGGACGTATTGCGTATTGCCAATCACGGTGGCGATATAGCGGCGTCCGAATTCAATCTTGGTGGTTGCCTTCTGGACCTTGCGGAGGATTCGTGCGGCGGTGAGGGTGTTGACCTCGTCGGCGTCGACCAGATAGCCACGGTCCTGACCAGCAGCGGCACGGTTGGCTTCCGTGTAAAAGTACTTGCCGGCACAACCACACATGCACCGGTCGGGCTTGCCACGGTACGCGGACAGGAGGTCATCAACGGTCATGGCGGCCAGCTTGGCAGCGTTCCAGGGGCTTGTTGCTTTCTTCATTACTCTTCCAGTATAGCGTGGATTGGTGTGGAGGTCAAGGAGTTTTTGATTAAACTTCCTTAATCTTAGAGGGCTCTGACCCGAATCCTGGTCACCAGGTTCTTGATGGCTGCGGGGGCTGTCGCACCAGCTGCGGTTTCGATGGGATAGCTGGAATACACCCCACGGTCATTGGTCTGACGGTTCAGCATGGCGACAAAGTTGCCACAGGAATTCACGGTCAGGCTGAATTCGACCCCAGGCATGGAGGTCAGGATGGAGATAATGGCTTTGCTCATGTTACTTGACCTCCTTGGTCAGTCTGGAGAGGTAAATCGCGTGTTCAATCACCTGGAACTCCCGGGCGATGGTTTCGAACTCGGAGCGGAGGGTGTACGCTTTGTTTTCCAGGCGCCGAGGTGATTCACTTTCAGCGAGGATGGCATCATACAGGCGGTCCATGCGCGCCACCAACTTGTAGGCTTTGCTGGTGTTCTTGTCGATCAGGCGGAGGGCTTTGTTGGCGTCGGCGCTTCTCTTTGTTGCTTTCTTCATACTTCTATCATCTCATGGATTGGATGCGGTGTCAAGGAAAATCCAACCTATCTTAGGATAGGATGGAGATCAGGACGGACGCTTCAATGAGGTACCAGCGATAGCCCTTGGCTTTCAGCATGATATAGAGGAACATACCCTGAACCGCGAGCCCAGCCAGAGCCGGTCCCGCGGTTGTCGGATGCATTCCAATACAGTTCACCAGCACGGCTTTGAGGAGCAGGAAGGTGACTAGGTATCTCATGGAACCATTGTCACATGGATTGGAGTTGGTGTCAAGGACAATCCATACTTAGTACGTTGGTACTATTAGGTGTTGAAGATTACCACGAGGTTTGGCATCTCCGGGTTGAACCGCGCGGCTTGTTTGCGATACTCCCACCAGTTGGCAGCCTCAGTCGGCACCTTGGAGAGGATGTACAGGACAGCTTCCACATACACTGTGGGTTGGCCTGTGAAGCCAGCGCAATCCGAGGCGAAGCCACTGTAGGATGAGGTGCACAGGTCGATGCCCTTGCCGACCCTGAGGACGGCGGAATCTTGGATAAGGCTGTTGAGAATCATGGGGGTTACAGACGGACCTTTCCTTCAGCGATGGCGTTCCCGGCGAGGCGTTCCAGGTTGATGAGGGCGATCTCCATGGACGCGCCGAACGCCTGGGCGACTAGAACCTGGTCACCATAAAAGTACTTCTGGAGGCTGGCGACAAAGTCCGCACCAGCCTTGCCGACCTTCACGGAGTAATAGAAGTCGGACTGGAGGATCGCTTCGATGTTCGTTTGTTTCATACTCTTAGTATAGCACAGTGGTTGGTGAGGTCAAGGGAAATGTTGGAACTATCTTCCCTTTGGATTCAATGGGTTAACCATTGCGGTGCAGGTCATGACCTATGGCGACCGCGACCACTGCCATGGCAACCTTCAAGCCGAGCAGGTAGGCCAGAGCGACCACGCCCGCCGTAAACATGAGCCATCCAATGACCTTGGGGAAATTCACAGGGCTCGGTCCATTTTCGTATGGCATGTTAGATCCTCTCTCCCTTGGCGGTGAACCCAGGCAGCGCGAGGTCGAGCCCGCACACCTTGAATTCCTTCTGGATCTTGGAGGTGATGAGGGTCGAGCCGGCGGCCTTCATGAGGTCATTGCCAACCTGTTGGAAGGCGCCATCCTGGATATCACAGTTACGGATGATGCCGGCGTATATGGCTGCATGGATGAGCTTTAGCTCGGCCACGGTGAAGGTGGGATTGGGAAGGCTTTCCATGGTTATCGCACCTTGTCCCAGGGCACCGCGACGGAGAAGCTGCCGCAGCAGTTGGACACGCGGTAGCCGGTCAGACCAGGCTCCGTGATGGGGCTGAACCAGTTGCCACTGCCGCCCACGAACCACACCCCAGGCAGACCATAGGTGTTTTTGTTATTCTCGCGGAACAGACCACCAACGCACCGGTAGGCGGGGTTGTCGGAGGGCATGACACAATCGTACATCCCATCGAAGGAGGACGTGGCTTTGACCATCAGGTTGGCGGCATTGCGGCGCATGAAGGCCTTGACTGTCGCCAGCGTGACCTTCTTTCCATTGGCTTGTTTCATCATGGTACTATGGTATCGTGGATCTTGGAGATTGTCAAGGACTATCTTCCCTTTGGTTTGTTACACTTACACGGAGGGCGGCGTGCAACCACGGATCGTGTCCTCACCAATGACCTCCACAGGCTTACGGATGATGAGGCCAGACCCCTCATACTGGCGACGGAGCCGCAGAGCCGCCCGCTTGGCATCACGCCAGTCCATACGTGCCTTGCCATCGGACCATGAGGCAGGTGGTTCATAGTTGATCCCGCACATGCATTCCATGGACTTATCCCTAATCATTTCATTGACCTTGCGGGCATAGCGGTCGCATATGCCAACGTCCTTGAATGCGATAGGCCAGGAGGCGATCTCGCGGAGGATCATGGCTGTCCTTAGTTGAGGCAGGGAGGTGAGGGTCACAGTTGGCATAGTTCTATCCTATCAGATTGGCGGTGGAATGTCAAACGGTTGTTTTGCCGACCACGCGCACCAGGTTGGAATACTTGGAGGGGACGCGGTCGAGGCGATAGTCCTCATGGCTGCCGAGGATGATATTCTGTACCTTGTTATACAGGCGGAGGGTAACATCGATCCCGGAGCCAGGTGCGAACGTCTTAGGCACACCATTGTTGGAGTATGCCATGCGGCTGAGGCGGTCTCCGAGGGCGATCTCCAGGGTTGTAAGTTCGGTCGCGGTGAGGCTTTTCATACTTCTATGATCTCATGGACTTGGAGATTTGTCAAGGTCTATCTGCCCTTTGGAATCAATAGTTTGGCCACCGGGCCGGGTTTGGCCTAATAAAATATGGGTTTGAGTACTCATGGGGTGTGACTCTTACTGGGCCACCAAGGACCATCATGGATCCAAAATGGGATTTCATTTACATTTAGATCCAAAAAATTTTTAGGATGGATTTTCTGTGTTGCATCCGATTTTACAACCACACTTGGAGCACACCCAGCAGTTCCCCGTCCAATGAATGCACGTTACTCTATGGTGTGACATATGCGCGATGGCACACCATGCGGTTCGAAGTACTAATCGGAGGTACTTTGTTAGGGATACGTTCTCTTTGACGGTACCGTGATGGAACTCATAACCACGCATTATTAGATAGGTTCCTTGTATATGGATACAAACTTTTTTAGGATCTTCAGATCAGCATGGCGGATCCGGGAAGGATGGGCTGTCACAGTGAGTATCCAGTCATGTTGGTTTTGAGGAAGTCGCGTAGCATTATAGATTGGTGTGAATGATGGATCCAGCACAAAAATAAAGATGATGTTGTTGGTGTTATTGGTATTGACTGTTCTCGGAGTCTCTGTGATAGCTTTTAGGAGCCATCGATGGAGAACGCCGGTCTTGGTGACGACCCCACATGTACACTAAAATTCTACCACCAGCAGTCGCCCAAACCCACCCATCAGGAAATGCGGCATCGAGTTGTCTTTGGTGTCCCAGAAGAGATTTTTCGGACACACAGATACCAACATGCTTGGTAGAATCTAGCGTGATATCATGCCGTGCGAACCGAGAACTCCCTGGAGGAACGATGGTTGGATAAAATTTCGTGTCTGTCGTCATAGGTCGAACCTGTGGGTCGATGTTGTTTTCCAATTGTGGGCAAGGATCACTAGCTCGTCCATGGTATGAGCGTATATGTCCCGGTCGGATATCTCATCCTTTATTTTTACAATAGCTGTTCTTAGGGCTGGATAATAGATCGAAACATCCAATACCCAATCTCGATGGATGATAGGCAAACCTTGCCAGGGAATCCGGGGTGAGTCCTCAGGCAAAAAAGTTCGCGTCTCGGCCGGCTCAAACCGCAACACATTGCCAACCCAACCACCCTGTGAATCGCTGATATCCCCAACTCTGGTTAATACCCATTCGTATGGTGGTATAGCCTTGTCCTTCCCAGACACGAGGATGATTCCACGATCAACTGTGAGTACATCGCTGACTACATTATAGACCGGCCGGAGATACGGAGTCGGTATTACCCATCCATCAAGGTGCCGCAAAGACAACCCAGACGCCGAAGCCGATAAGGTTCTCTTTCCAGTTTTCACAAACTCCGTAGTGGAGTCCAGAATGCATGGTACTCCGGAGTGTTTGCTCGGATCTTTGGAGACGATTATCATAGTGTGGTATGGTAGGTCTGCGGTAATGCTATTTCTTTCAGTTCCTTCATACGTTGAGCTTGGTCTATCCTCTGTTGCGCCGCAACATGCATATTGGTTCCAGCAATGGCGGCGGATGACAACCGCGCAATTGCGGTATTGTACGCATCAATGTTGGCCCGGTCGTATACAGGTCTCATGGCTTCCACTTCAAACATCCATGACCTATGTTTTTCGGGTAGCTTTAATGTCACATCATTCGTCAAATCCAGTATGAACAACAGGAAGTATCCAACTCGGTCTGGATGCAGCCCGGATGATCCTGAGGGTGCGTATACGCTCTGTAGACCGGTAAGCAGCCAGATGTATGGAGATACCAGACGTTCCTTAGTCTTACCGTACATGAAGGCCGCAATAGTTCCCGCTTTGGTCGAATACAACCAACCGTATGGGTGATCCTGTTCTAGAGCAAGCATAGAGGCTCGGAGGACTTTCCGTTCTGGAAGAATCACTGTCTCTCTAGTGGAATCGATGGAGAACCAATCGGTTCCGGAATCATCCTGAGGTTTCAACTCTGTAATGAAGCTGGATGTGTACGGTGGATAGGTCATACTGTTACCATTGTATTGGATTCCGGATACTTTCTTCTTTAGCTGCTTCCAGAAATATGTCGTTCTCTTCAGGTGTGATAAGGTCATCCAAATCAGGAATAACCATTAGCCAATCGCGGTGTTTTTTTGGAAGCAGCTCAGTTGTGAGAGAAGCGGGATTCAACTTGAAGAACAGTTTTTGTAGTTACCATCCTTACAGTCCGGACGCTTATGGCTAACACCCCGAAGAGTCCAAAGAAATGCCGTAGACTCACCATATTTCGGAGAGGTTGTGTAAACGCAAACCCTATCACCGGGCATCCTCGCAATGAAACCGTTCGGGTACATTGTAAGTAGCTTAGTTGTGGACGCCCGGAGAATCCGGCCGATCATGCTTACTTCAAATTCCGAGGTACTTATGGTGATGCCGTCTGGTGGCCAGACTTCACCTGGGCGCCATGGATGGAGAATCGGCATAGAAGTCCATTTCCGCTTCGGTGGCAGCCTTAGGGCCTACCAGCCGTTGCTTTTGTGTCCTGGACGCATTCTTCTTTACAACCTTTGGAAGTTTCTTGAAGCCACCAGAGGAAGAAAACTTCCCCCGGTCGCGGTCACGCTGAATTCGTTCCCAACCCATGATATTCTCCTACTTCTTTTCTCGCCAACCAGACCATCGTTCAACTTGTTCAGGATCGAAATGGAGGAAATTGAGGACTGCGTCCATCTGTTGTTCCAGAGCGCGGAGCCGGTTGTTGGGCAACTTGTCGGCCCAGTCGGGAGTGGAGTTCCGAGCCGCTGCAAATCCCAAAGCCTCTCGGCTAAGAGTACTAAACTTTTCCCTGAAGGCTTTTGACTTCAGTGGTGACATATTCGCCGCAATTCGGTCCACATAATCTGCCATTACGGACAGTTCATTCATGGTCAGTTTGAGGTTGTAGGTCCGATTATCGGATGGTGAGTAAGACATGGTGTTCCTTTTCTTTGCTACTACATGGACCAGTATCGTTCGGTCGAAGGGTCGCAACAGGTTCCGCGGTCGGACCGTTTGATTCCCACAGTACGTCCAGACATGAGGTTGACGACTTCCACAGTCACATCACCCTCAAGCCATTCGGGATACGACATGACTTTATGGTTGTCATCCGCGACACCCAGCTTTTTAGCGGCGGCTTCGGCGCGCTTGCGGGATGTATAGAAGGTCCCACCGTGGCGCCATGTGGTCAGATTGACAATGGCAAAAGTCTTGGTGATGACTGGTGCCAGGGTCTCGTCTGTATCTCGTTTCTTCATACTTCTATGGTCTCATATTCCACAAGTACTGTCAAGAGTGTCGCACATTAAACTTCCTTAACTATTGACATACTTTTCAAGAACGTCATGTTTGAGCTGGTCAGTCGGATTATATATGGTAATGTACAGTTTCCATGTGAAAGCAAGTTCGTCGAAGGTTTTTGGTGATACCGGGAGATTGGTCATTGAATATTCCCGGTCGAGCAGATTGAACACAAGAGTCACCGAACCAGGATTGTGGTACAGGGTTTTGTACAACACCCATTCATAAAACCTACCAGCTTTCTCCGAAAATACTTGGAGAACATTCAATTTGAGGGGATCCATACCCTCCATGGATGTTGGGTAAGACGAGTATCTGGTAGAGGGTTGAAGCCACTCATATGGTGGAACATCCAACCGAGGGCTAATCCCAATCAAAAACTTTCGTCCTACATCTACAACAAAATCATTTTTGATCGTCAATGATTGGAACGTACTCGTCATGAGAATCCTCGAATCCTCTTACCCTGCCGCGGCTCGGACATCCACTGCCGAATGATGATGTCCTTCGGATCCGTCGATTCATCATCAATGATGGCGAAGTGGCAACAATCGGTGTCAATACAATAGTTGTGACTGTCCGCCGTGATCTTAGAACGGACCATGTTGGGGCAGCAGGTGTGACCAACCAACTGATTGACACCGGGGATGGGAGTCAGTTCACTCCAGTCCATCCACACGATACCACCATACTGTTGGTCTCCCCCACGGGTATGCCCGGCACCCAATACGGGGTGACGCAAACCGGCGAACATGTTGGCGGTAGCATTTGGGATTTCGCGCATCAGCCAATCATCCAGTTGTTCCTTGGGGCTCTTTTCGGAGTAGCCTTTCATCACAAAGTTTGGATGAATGCCCGCATGGGACAAATACCAGCACCCAATTTTCTTGTAGAGTTTGAACCACGGGCGCATGTCTGTATAGATGCGCGTCTCTTTGGAAAGACCTTCGCGGGCTTCGGGCCAGCGGAGAAGTTGGTGAATCTCATGGCGGGTGTCGTCACCCTGATATCCCGAACACCGAAACGGGTACGGAGAAAACATGTATTGGAGATCGTGGTTGCCGATGATAGGATTCCAACGTGGCTTATTCACCAACTTCTCCACAAACCATCGAGCGGTCGCAACGGCGTCCGTACTCTTGTCAAAGGAATCCCAGGCGTCACCCAAAGAACACACCTCATCATAGTTGCCCTTCTCCCGCTCAAGGAGCAAATCAACCGATGAGGTCTGTTGGTGAAAATCGGGTATAATCAGGTATCGTGCCATATTGGATTTCCTTAGAAGGTGTTCAGGGTGGGAGCGTACTGTGCGATCAATTCGCGCTCCAGAGTGTGAGCAGCCGCTTTGCCGCGGACGGTCGTAAGTACATGAATCGAAATAGGATACTGCTTCCGACCTAACAGGCTTGTTTTCAACGACTTATAGAGGTTCCAGGGCTTATCCTCGCGGATCGCACGGGACAGGTGCTTACCGAAGCGATACCGTACAGATTTGTCAACGGTGTCCTGTGTCTTGGCGGTCAAGCCAATGTAGAAACCGTCTTTGGTATCAATACGATAGATGATATGCGTCCTGTCGGACCGTTTCTTTCGGGGCGCTTTGTCTGTCATCACTCTACAAGTATAGCAAGGACTTGGAGCAGAGTCAAGGACTATTTTTAACTATCTTCCGATAGCCTCAATCTACATACTTCCGTACGTTTGAAGTAGGGTCGTCCCACCCGTCTCCGCATCCATGTACGCCAACACCCCAGCCATCATGGCTGAGAAGATAACCCTCTCTTCAAACTCAGTTGGATGTTCATAAACTTTCATCGCATGGATTTTAGCAAGCGGCCTAAGCATCGCCTCAATTTCGGGTCCAGATTTCAACATGACTCACATACCTCCAGAGTTCTTCAGGAATTGGTTGATTCGTTGGATGAGCAGTTTCACACCAATCCAAATCGTTGCACCGAACGCGCCGAGTGCGACAATCGCCAGCACGGCCATAATGTCAAGTAGAAGCAAAGTTGTCCTCGTTTCGAATCCATACGCAATCTGAGAGATCAAAACCCAGGCACCAACGAGAATCGCATCGGCGCAGAGCAGGGTTTTCAATAACTTCATTTTGCGTATCCTAACTTCTTTGTTTTCAGTAGCCTAGGAACTGAAATTTTGCGATTCATTGCGGGATCGTGGTAGCTCACTAGGACGATAGCATAACACGCGCATAACTTTCACGAAAGATTCATACCTGTATGAAACCAAAGGGTTTAGACGAGAAGGTTTCCGCGAACAAATATCCGCTTCGCCACTCTTCATATTCCTGTGTTCCGACGGAGTATGGATTTTGTTCAACCGAGGAGAAGGCGTTGTAACTCTCGTAGCCTTCCTGGTAAAACCACATATCGTTTCCTACTTCAGGATTCTTCATGCTTCCATCATAACACACCACAAGTTGGAAGTCAATGGTAAGATAGATGAAAATATTTTCATTTTTCTCTTGACATTTGACTTGACAACTGCTATTCTAAGTGTGTAGCCGTTTGATGAGGTGAAACTCCGGACCTTAGGACCACTAAGGTACCATGCGCGGGAAGTCTTTTCCTACGAGGCATCTAAATACTCCTTGAGATGCCATCACCAAATAACAATCACAATACAAAGCATATCATGGGGTTTGATGGATTCATCTGGTTCCAAGGTGTGGTCGAAGATCGACTTGATCCTCTGAAACTTGGACGAGTCCGTGTCCGTTGTCTCGGACTTCATACTGAAAACAAGAAACTGATTCCAACTGAATCTCTTCCGTGGGCCCACGTTGTTCTTCCTGTCACGAGTGCGTCTATGAGTGGTCTTGGAGATTCTCCTACAGGTCTTGTGGATGGTACATGGGTGTTCGGTTTCTTCCGTGATGGTGTCGCGTGTCAAGAGCCGATTGTGTTGGGTGCATTGCTTGGTATACCTGAAGAGAAGTCACGACAGGATATTGGCTTCTATGACCAGAGGACCGCTGAGGTCTTGGAGAAGTCTCCTCGTAAGATTCAGACTCGCACACACCCGTTTGATGGCACCGGTGGAACGCATACCGACGAAGTGACGGCTTTGCATTTTCCCCGCGAAGTTACTAAGCATCCGCTGGGTTGTGAGATCGGAGAACCGGACACAAATCGTCTCGCCCGCGGAGATGGCACTGATGTCTCAGTTGCTCAGTTGAAACTTGACACACGCGACTTGAACGTGCCGACTGCTTTGGGTCTGGGTGGGACTTGGAGCGAACCACCGACAGCCTACTCTTCCCAATACCCATTCAACCATGTCCATGAAAGTGAAAGCGGGCACATTGTCGAGCTTGACGATACACCGGGATGCGAGAGAACGCACCACTGGCACAGAACAGGAACAAGTGAAGAAGTTGGACCACAGGGTGACCTCGTACAGCGAATAGTGCGGGATGGTTATCATATAGTACTACGGAACGATTCGATTCACATATGCGGCCGCGCAAACGTCACAGTCAAAGGCGACATCAACATATACACGCAAAGCAATCTAAACGTCCAAGTTGATAAAGATTCTCTCGTTTTAGTGAAAGGCGACGTAGACCTGAAGGTAGACGGGGACGTGCAAATGACCGTCGGAGGAGATGTGGACGCGATTGTCGCCGGCGATGTTGGTATGAAGGTCATGGGTAACGTCTCAGCCGACATTGCAAAGAATCTGGTCGCAAACGTCGGAGAGGATAGTGAAATCAAGACGGGTGGTGACGCGAAGGTTGAGACCGCGGGTAATACATGGATGAAAACGGATGGTAACGCGGAACACCTGGTCGGTGGAACATATAAGGTGCAGAGTGGTGGTAATATGGAGTTTATTGCTCCAAGGATTGATTTGAATAAATAAGTGTATGAATCAACTTAATCCAACCAGATTTTATGTTTATATGTATGTGGATCCTAGGACAGGAACGCCATTTTATGTTGGAAAAGGTACGGGACCAAGGGTAAATGTGCATCTAAAAGAAACTTCTAAAAACACAAAGAATAGAAGAAAGTTCAACCGAATACAAGAACTCCTTGCGTTAGGGTTGAAGCCAACGATTATATATCATACTGTTAATCTTGAGGAATCTGATGCGTTGTTATTGGAGACTTCTTTGATAAAACATTACGGTCGCATGTACCTTGATGTAGGTGGCGTTTTAACGAATGTGTTGGATAATCCCAACGCAACATCTGTAGAAATAAAAGAAAACACAAGAAAGCTCATGAGTGCGATTGCGAAGGAACGGTTGAAGAATCCGAAAAATCATCCAGCGTATGGTAAAAAATCATCGGAAGAAACTAGGATGCGTTTGAGGGAATCACATTTAGGAAAAACTCATTCTGAAGAAACCAAACGGCGCATGAGTGAAACGCATAAGTTGAAGTGTTTAGAAGATCCCTCTTTGGTTGAGAGAATGACAAATGCCAACTATGGTAACAAATATACCTTAGGACGTAGGCCCTGGAATTATGGTAAAAGAAAATGCCAGCAGTAATACGACTAGGGGATTTGAGTGCCGGAGTTCATCCATCACCAACCGCAAATGTTGCGGCTTCAACCAACGTATTTGTCAATAGCAAGGGTGCACACCGGCAGGGTGATGCATGGCTCCCGCATAGCTTTCCATTACATGCGCGTACCACAGCCGTAGGCAGCTTGACCGTATACGTCAATAGTAAGCAGCTTGCGCGTACCGGTGACTTGCTTACATGCGGAGATAAGTGTGGTGTCGGAAGCACCAATGTGTTCAGTGGGTAGCTAAATAACAGAGACCATTATGGAATCCAGAAGAACATTCACCGACATAGATTTCTCGTTCATTCGACACCCCATCACGGGCGATATTCCTGTGGTCGCCGGCGTTGATGCTATCAAACAAGCCATTCGGAATTTGATCTACACTCAACACTATGAGAAGTTGTTCCACCCAGAGATCGGTTGTCACACTACCGGTCTGTTGTTTGAGAACATCATGCCGTCCACACAGATCATGATAAAGAAGAGTGTGGAGACTGTCATCAATAACTACGAACCTCGCGCCAATCTCATCAATGTGATTGTTCAGGTTGCTCCGGATGACAACGGGTACAACGTGCGAATTGAGTACAGTGTGAGAAATCAACCTGACCCGGTCATCATAGACCTATTCTTGGAGAGGTTGCGCTAGGTATGGAAACATTCAAACAGTTCATTGGTTCTCATATCTACTGCGACCAGGATGGTGTACTGGCAAACTTTGATTGGGGTGTGAAGAAACTCTTCCCCGGTCTGGTTGAGGCGAAAGGTCCATACCACTATGAGATGGACAAAAAGCATTGGGATGCGATTGATGCGAGTCCGAATTGGTGGTTCAACCTACCACCGATGCCTGGATACAAGGAGTTGTGGAACTACATCAAACCTTACAAC